ATACCTATGAAGACAATGAATCTTCTGAAGGGCCTAGCAACCTGTTAACAGATCTTGTGTTTCATTTGTTTACCAATCAAATATCAGGTGTTGGCGGCCTGATGGGAATGAACGCAGCCAACCCAGACTTAGTAGACAAAGAAAAACTTATAGCCACTTCGCGTTTTTTAGAAAAACAAGAGTTGTTTTTCAATGGCGTTATTGGCGAAAACGTAAACTTGCGTCAATTTATAACAGACATGGCCCCAAATTTCTTATGCAACTTTATTCTAGCTGACGGCAAGTTTGCCTTAGTGCCCGCCGTGCCAAGTAAGACCAACGGCAGTATCAACACAGGAGCTGTTGAAATTAAACAGCTATTCACCTCTGGGAACATATTAGAAGACTCATTCAAGCTCGAGTATTTAAGGGCAGAAGAGCGTAGGCCGTTTAAAGCTAATGTTCGCTATAGACAGGAATCAAGAAACAAATTTCCAGAAGAAAAAGTTGTTGAAGTTAGAATAAAAAATAACGCATTTGCCAACAAACTAAAAGACTTAGATATCGGAAGTTTGCCGCACGAGCAGTTTAACCTTACTCAGTTCTGTACTTCAAAAGGACACGCTGTAAAAGTTGCTAAATATTTTCTTGGCTTGCGCGAACTTGTAACACATACGATTAGCTTCTCAACAACAGTTCACGGCTTAAACCTTGAGGCTGGGGCGTTTATTAAGGTCATTACAGAGTCAAGCCCTTACAGCTCAGCTAACAACGGGACCATTGGAACGAATGGACAAGTAACCAGTGTCACCCACTTAGATGACGGGGACTATGACGTTTCATTCTTCAAGACTGATTCAGAAGAAGTTCAAGACGGCAGGATGACGGTTTCTAATGGGATCGTTACAGAATCAAAATTTCATGATTCTGTTTTCACCTTGGTCAATTCCAGCGTCTCTGAAAACGTTTATGTTGTAGAGCAGTTGACGTTCTCTCAGGAGGGTACTGTGGACATTGTTGCATCAGAGCACCCTTGCAATGATGATGGGAGCAGCAAGCTTGCTCACCTTATAGAAAGCGGCACATTCAACGTTGTCCCTGCTGACGATTAATGGACTTTCCTCCGCTCAAACCCACAGCAAGAACGTTTGATCCTGGAACGTATCCAGTCAAGACGTTTAAGGCCCAAAACGGAAGCGAAACCCGGATTCTGTACGGATCAAGTCGCACAGACATGAAACTGTCACTGACTTACGCCAACATCTCAGATGTTAGTGCGGAGCTGTTTGTAAAGCATTATGACGACAGACAAGGCAGTTTTAAAACTTTTAACGCTAACAGCGCAGGGAAAGACATAGTTGATGGTTGGGAGGGGATAGCAACCTCAACCATCAAGAAGAACCCAGACAACACAGCTAAATATAGATATGAGAGTGCTCCTGTCATCACGCAGGTAGCCGCAGGGGTTAGCACTGTTACAGTGGCTCTAATAGGCGTTGTCTAATGGCGTTTTTTACTGGGGAGCACGGGTCGTTAGAGCTTGAAGGCAACAAAATTGCCGCTGTTCAGAATTGGAGCTTTTCGGTCAACGTTCAATCAGCAGACACGTCAACGCTAGGGTCAACAGACACTACAATCGTTCCAATCAAAAGAACAACAACGGGCAGCTGCCGAATCTTGTATTACCAGGAAGGACCCGGCGATCAAAACAATACAGCAGCTTCTAGGTTTATTCGAAAAATTTCTAAAGAACCAACCGTAGCTGGTACTGAGGCGACGCTTAGCCAAGGGACGGCCGCTACAACAGTATCCAATCTTGACTCTAAAGGTCTTTCAGATCTAAAGTTAAAAATAGACGATGGCACTGATCAAGGTTTATTCGTTGAGATGAGAATTTTAATTACAAGCATGACGCTAACAATGAGCGTTGGCGAGATTTGTGCTGCTGATATTCAATTCCAGAACAACGGGGCGGTTAAAGGGCTGAGGTTCTAATGAGCGTTTACCTTGGCACGTTTGGAAAAGTCGAGCTGCGTCGAAAGGCTGACAGAAGAGAGTTTCTCGCAGTAATAAAACCGGCTGATGTGAATGTCAGCGCCAAACGATTTGGCATTTCAGTCACGAACATTGAAATTAAGCCTGATCCTGATCAAAACTACACATTAGGTGAATTGATAACCGGCGATAAGGTGCGTTTTGTAAGCGCCGCCTCACCTCAACAAGCACTTAGCTTTCTCACTACATCCTCTGGCAACAGTTGGCCTTTTTCAGATGCAGAGTATTACGTTTACGTTGACGAAGTAGGAGGTATAAGGCTATTTACTAGTTTTGCCCATGCTGTCAATGGATTAAAGGCCAACGCGGTCGCGCTTGCTGTTCCTAGTGATGGCATTCCTGTTCAAATTACCATTTTAAACGATGATAGAACAGTGCTTGCTCAAGTCACTAGTTATGAGTTAAATACTGAACGCGAAACTGTAGACACAACATCTCTTTCTGATGAATTTCGCAGTCGGATAAGCACTTTAATGTCTGGTTCTGGCCGAATGACATGTTTTTGGGAATACACAGGCGCTACAACCAAAGAACTTCCTAACTATTTGGTTGAGCTTATTTTACGCACCAAGCTTGGCTCAAATTTTCACGCACGGTTCTACCTAAAAGCCCCTGGTTACAATCCTGGAGGGGTAGCAGACAGAGAAAACGACGAAGTTTTTTATGATTTTGATGCAGTCATCACAGCCTGCGCGGTTCAGTTTGCTACAGACAATGTTGTGCAAATTACAGCAGATTTTATTACAACCGGGAAAGTTGATTTAAAGATGCACCTCTCGGAAGATGATGCAATTGTCCAAGAGGACGGAGGTAAGATTCCTTTAGAGAACGGCGCTTTTGACACAGGCGCCCCCCGTTTCGACACTTGATTCCTTAAAGCAGGAGCACCATGGCCAATTTAAAAATTTCTGAGTTGCCAGCTCTTGCTGGTGCGGACCTAGCAGCAGACGATCTGGTAGTTGCCGTTGACACTAGTGCGGCAGCGTCAAAGAAGCTGACAATTGGTGACTTGATCGCCAATGGCGTCACCCTGATTGCTGATGACGCAATCCCAGGCGCAAAGATTTTGTTTGCCGCTGGTGGTATTGCTACAGCAGACATTGCCGATGCTGCAATAACTACGGCCAAGGTTACTGATGACGCCATCACAGCCGCCAAGCTTGCTAACGAATCAACAGTTGACCTCGTTACAACGCTGCCTACATCTGGAGCGTTTACTGGTCAACTTGCTTTAGACACTGACGACAACTTCCTGTACTGCTGGAACGGCAGTGCATGGCTCAGCCTTAAGGCAGCCGGGTCTATTAATACTGTCGCTGGCAGCACGGTTGGCTTAGTTGACATTGTTGTCACCACCACCGGATCAAGCGTTTCGATTGCTGCAACCAATAACGACACTGATGCGGCAAACAAGTTTTTAGCAGGCCCAACCAGTGGGGCTGGTGCGGTTGCGTACAGGATTATTGACGGCAGTGACCTGCCTGCTGCGACAACAAGCGCCAAGGGTGGTGTTGTTGTTAACGGTGAAGGACTCCGCATGGATTCCAACACCATTGAAGTTGATAACGACGTAACGCTTAGCACTACACATCATGTCGTAACTTATAGCGCCAAAGGTTTAGTTACTGGCGGTCGCGTTCTTACGTCAGCAGATTTACCGGTTGCGACAGGTAGCGCAAGAGGTGCCGTTATTCCTGGATCAGGGCTTGCCGTTGATGGCAGCGGCAACATCAATCACAGCAATAGTGTTGCAGCTGGGACTTATACGAAAGTTACGGTTGACGGCCAAGGGCACATTAGTGCTGGCGCTACTTTGGCAGCGACAGACATCCCAGACATATCTGCAGCAAAGCTGACTAGCGGAACAATTGGAAGCGCAATTCTTGCAACTGACGCTGTTACCGCAGAGAAACTAGCCGATCAATCTGTTACCAAGTTTGGTGGTGCTGGCGCAACAGATAACGTCGTTACATTTCCGGCTGGTGATTACAAAGGTCAGTTCTTCTTTGATGAGAAAAACGAAGATCTTTACGTCTTTACTGGAGAATCGTTCCTACCAATCACGGTTATTAGCGGCAACCTTGTTAACGCTGGAACGTATAACGCCAACACTAACCTTGTAGGCACGGTTACGACTGCGGGCTCTGCCGCTGGCTTTAGTGCTGGTGGTGCGTTGCCGACGCCTGCAACAGGCAACCTCAACTATTACGTGGTTGTTAGTGACTCTGGAACAGGTTCAGGTAATGCCCCTGCCGTGAGTTTGGCGCCGCCAGACATGCTCATATCTTTGGGTGCAGGAGCATCAACGTTCCAGCTAATCGATGTTTCAAACGCTATTGCTGGCCAGACGGCGGCAAATATTTCGGTTGTTGCGACTGGAGGCATCGCGGCTACAGACGTGCAGGCTGCATTA